CGCATCGCCAGCGGAACGCGCTGCAATCGGCATTGAAGAAATACCGGATTATCCGCGTCCTGATGATCGTTTCTACTGGGTAAGCCAGAACCCGGATGGCACATGGACGGCGATCCCGAAAGATTTGGCTGGCCTGAAAACCACGTGGTCGGCGCAATTCCGCCAGACGGCTTGGACGCTGCTTGATCCTTCCGATTGGCTTGTCACGCGCAAAACTGAAATCGGCACGGAAATCCCGGCTGATTGGCTGTCCTACCGCGAAGCCGTGCGGACGACATGCGCGCTGGCGATCAGCGACATGGAAGCGACGACTGACATTGACGCTTTTATCGCGTCTGTCACAAGCGTTGTGTGGCCGGTTGATCCGAATGCGCCGCAGATTGTTGAACCGGCTCCCGCTGTCTAAGGAACGCCCGTAAATGCTCGGATTTGCCCCGCTAGCTGGTGCTGCATTAGCGTCATCGGGTGATGCCAACACCCGCACGCTAATCCTAGCGGCAACCGAGGCACAGGACGTTGCTGTATTCCATGTAGATGGCAGCGCGGCGCTTTATCTACTTGCGACTGAAGCTCCAGACGTTGCGGCGTTCACATCTGAGATACTGGCCTTTGCGTCGCTTGATGGTCTTGAATACCCAGACATCGCGTCGTTTGTTGTTCAGAACATCAACCTTGAGCTAGTCGCGGTTGAGGCTCCTGACGTTGCCGCGTTTGCCGTAGCGATTAGCGGCGCGATGGCCTTGGCCGCTACGGAAGCGCCAGACACGTATTCACAAAGCGCCTACATCCTCTGGCTGACGCCTGATCAGCCTGACGACCCTTCAATCTGGGTGCCGAAAAACGACCCCGCGCCTTACCTGACAACGGTGATCTGACATGGCGAATACATATACCCCGACATACAATATCCTGAAGCCGGAGGTCGGCTCAGATACGAATGCCTGGGGAACGCACGTCAATAATGACTTAGACATTATTGATACGCACATGCTGTCTCGCGCTCTGACGACATCTCAGACGGCAGCTGGCCCGATGGTGTTCGGCCAGACGTTCAGGGTGAACGGCGCGGTTACATTTGACAGCACGATGCTCGTCACAGGCGCTAGCACGATTAACTCGCTGTCTGCCTCTGGCTCTGCATCGTTTGCTTCTACGATGAGCGTGTCCGGCGCAACTACCCTTGCCGCTCTTACGGTAAACGGTGCGGCTACTCTGGCTTCCAATGGCCTAAACGTCGGCTCCGGTCAGCTCAACGTCACCGGCGGAAATGTCAGCATGTCCGGCAACGTGTCGGCTGTCAATGCGTCGTTCAGCGGCACGTTCGGCGCTACTGGCAACTCCACTGTCGGTGGCACCCTTGGCGTGACCGGCGCTGTGACGATGTCAAGCACCCTCGCGGTCACTGGCGCGGCTACGGTCAGCAACCCTGTCACGATTACCTTCAATGGCTCAGGCGCGCTCAATATCAATACAAGCGGGAACCTAAACGGCGTCCGCTTCTATAATGGGGCGTCGATTACGGGACAGATTGGCTCAAACGCTACCTATCCGTTTTTGGTTCAGAATAACTCTAGCTCAAATATGTTCTATGTTGACACCTCCGGCAATTTCACGGCTGCCGGAAACGTCACTGCCTACTCAGACATAAAAGAAAAGTCTGATGTTGAGACGATTTACGGCGGTTTTGAGCTTGTTCGTCGTATGCGTGGCGTTCGATATACGCGCGTCGGCACTTTAGAGAAGGGCGTCGGGGTAATCGCACAAGAGGTTCAGAGGGTTGTTCCAGAGGTTGTTCAGGACAACAACGGAACCCTGTCTGTCGCATACGGCAATCTCGTAGGCGTCCTGATTGAAGCGATTAAAGACCTTGAGCAGCGCATTCGTGTTCTGGAGAGCAAATAATGGCTGTCCCTGCCAGCGGGCCTATATCAATCTCTGATTTAAAGGCCGCGTTTCCGGCTATCAACAGCAATAGCCTTTCGGCTTATCGCGGCACGAAATGGTATCGGTCAAACAATTCTCGTGGCAATTTTGGCAACCCGACAATTTCAATGTCGGAAAGCTATGACACGAGGCCTACTAATCCAGTCACGCCAGGCTCAGCAACATATTACGGAACTACAAATTTTACTATTCCACTTTTTAATACCCTGTCCATAACATGTAAGGGCGGAAATGGCGGTGGCGCAGGTGTTTATGGCGTAGACGGATGTAATGGTAACACCCCAACGTCTTCTGGCAGTGGCGGTGCTGGTGGCACGTCATACTTTGGCGGATATTTGTCAGCTAGCGGTGGCGCTGGCGGGACTGGCAATGGCGGCGGTGGTAGTTCAGGCGCAACCACATCGCGCAGTTTATATATAACAGATAACGATCAAAGCCTCGTTTCTATTCAAGGTAGCGTAATAACTATCGGTGTCGGTGGTGGCGGTGGCGGTGGATCAGGTGGAGAAAACAAATTTTTATATAACTTTTGGTGTTATACGGGTAGTCCACAACCGAGCGGATCAGCAGGCGCGGCAGGCTACGTATCTGTATCTTGGAGCTAATGATGATTGAAGAATTGGTATCGCGCGTATTTGCTACGCGTAACGCTGTTCACCTGGCTCACTGGGCGGAAACATCTGGTTTTCGTCACGGTGTCCTCGGTGATTTCTACGATAGCCTAATCGACAATGTTGACGCGATCGTAGAGGCGCATCAGGGAGCTTATGGCCTAATCGGTGGCGTTGAGCAGGCGGTGGTCGATAAAGACGACATTGCCGAACATATCGCCGCCGAGGCAAAGTGGATTGATCAGAACCGCGACAAGCTGGCTGGCAATATCCGAGCCATCTCCAATCTGGTTGATAATCTCGTCGATAGCTATCTGACCACGCACTACAAGCTGACGAAACTCTCGTAAGGACGCAGCCTTGACATTCGTTCCGGTCAAATTCAAGCCTGGTGTAATCCGCCAGGCAACGCCCTATGACGCGCCTAACACCTGGTGGGAAACGTCAAACGTGCGCTGGCTCTCAGGCGCGATTATGCCCATTGGCGGGAATACCCGTATTACATCAGAGCCTCTGCCTTCTAAGGTTCGGATGCTGTTCCAGTGGCGCGATAATGACGCTCGTGAATGGACGGCAATCGGTCACGAGGATGGTGTAGCTGTCCTGTTTGGCTCAACATCTGACGTGACGCCGGCAAGCTTTGTTTCCATGAACGCTGTGTCCGGCGGTGGTTACGGCTCATTGGACTGGGGAACGGATGTTGATCCTATCTCCGACACGGCGGGAACGACGGTAGCCTCTAGCGCGACTGTTACAATTACCATTGCCAGCCCGGCAGTTATTACATGGACGAGCCACGGCCTTACCTCGGATGACTTGGTCAATTTCACGACGACCGGCGCATTGCCGACCGGCATCACTGCTGGAACCGATTACTACGTTCTCCCGGTAAGCGCTGACACGTTCCAGATTTGCCTCGCTTCTGGCGGCAAGAACGGGACGGCTGTAAATACCTCTGGCACTCAGTCTGGCGTCCATACTGGCAAGTGGATGGTCGGTCAGGACAACTATGGCCGGCAGCGCTCCACTAACCCGCCAATCTTCCGTAAACCAGACCACTGGTCGTTCGCCTCGTTCGGCCAGGATCTCCTCGGCGTATGCTCCTCCGATGGCCGTCTCCTGCATCTCGCGCCGACCACGGGCGTCGTGCCGAAGATGGATGTCCCATCGAATGCTCCGATCGACAATACGGCTGTCGCGGTGACAGCTGAGCGCGCTGTCGTGCTTTTGGGCGCTGGCGGCAACCCTCGTCGCGTCGCCTGGTCGGATCTCGAAGATTACAACGGCTGGACGTTCAACGTCTCTACCGGACAGTCTGGCTATATCGACCTTGAAGCATCCTCGCCCATTATTACGGGCGTCCGCGTCAAAGAGGGCATCCTGATCCTGACGCAGCATGAATGCTTCCTGATGCGCTATGTTGGCGCTCCGTATTTCTACGGCGTTGAAAAGCTCGGCGCGACGACGTTCTCATCCCCGAATGCCATCTCTAGCGGCGGCCCATATACTGTGTGGTTCGGTGAGGAAGGGTTCTGGGTCTATTCCGGCGGCGCGATCCGCTTGCTTGATTGCCCGATGTGGAACGACATCAAGCAGAATTATGATCCTCTGTATGGCAATTATCGCTCTCACATGCATGAGAACGGGGCTTATCCTGAGTTCTGGTTTGATTACCCAGACATCCACTCAGACGATAACGAATGCAATAATTACGTTATCTGGAATTATGCAGAAAATTTCTGGATCAAGGGGCAGCGCAATGTGACAGCTGCGGTCGGAGCGGTTACGGCTAGCTATCCGATCGGCGCAAAGGTTGACCAGAACGTCTACCAGTTTGAGGACGGCTGGCTTGATGATGGCGCGTCGCGTGTTGGAAACGTCTGGGCTGAGACAGCTGTTCTGGATTTCGGGCAGGGCGACAAATACACCGAGATCAACCAGGCGCTAATCGCCACCGATCCTGATAGCGACGTCACCAACTATCAGATCAAGTTCATGTCCCGCTATGCGCCAAGCCAAACCGAAACGACGTTCGGCCCATATACGCCACGCGCAGATGGCTACACTGACACGCGCGTCTCTGGCCGCGACATCCGGCTACGCATTGAGGCGACAAATGATGCCTATTGGAGCGTCGGTCAGATGCGCTTGGATCTCCAGCCGATCGGAGGAAGCCGTTGACGACGCCAACTAAGCCGACACCGCTACCGTCGTTTGGCGTTGTCCCTGGAAAATACGATCCGCAATATTTCACCTCTTTCATGTCTATCCTGTCGCGCCGGCTGTCGAACCTTGCAGGCCCGAATACAGTTCAGCAGCAGATATTGCTGCAGGCACCAAACGGCACCGTCTACGAGGTGACAGTCAATAACTCTGGCGTATTGCAAACGGCGGTCGCTACTCGTGGCACAATCCAGCCGCCTCTCTAAAACGCTACCGGAGCTTTTCGACAAAGCTCTCGCGCTTGGTGGGAATACGCACACTAGGGAAGACATCGCGGAAGGCGTCAAGAACGGTCGCTTCCAATATTGGGGCGATGATCAATGCTGCGTCGTCACCGAGATTGTCCAGTATCCGCAAAAGCGGGTTCTGCATCTATTTATTGCTGCCGGAAATCTAAACAGATTATTCGAGGTCTATCTGCCGAGGGTTAAGACCTTCGCGGTTGAGAACGGCTGCTCATCCTTAACCTCTGTTTCGCGCAAAGGCTTTCTCCGGCGTTTCCCGCCAGAGTTCAAGCCAAGATGCGTCACGTTTGAATGCGAATTGAAGGGATAAAGAAATGTCGAAAGGCGGCGGCAACAATTACTACCCGATGCCGACAATCCAATCGAGCAATAGCAATACTGCTACGACGCAGAAAAACACGATCCCGGATTGGCTAACGAACGCTTCTCAGTTCGGCATTCAGAACGCCAAGAACCTGTTAAGCACTGGGACGCCGCAATACAATAATCCGATTGCCGCTGGCCTTAACGAGGTGCAGCAGCAGGCCGGTAATTTAATCCAGGACAGCATTGGCGCTGCTCAGCCATATTACGATCAGGCGCAGGGCGCGATCGATCGCTCAATGGAGGCGATCAACCCGGCGACGCTGGCGCAGGGCCTGTCTGGCATCAGCCAGTATATGAACCCCTACATCGACAACGTCGTCGATAGTGTTCGCGCTATCGGCCAGCAGAACCTCGATCAGAGCCTGAAGCAGACCGACGACCAAGCGATCGCCGCGAAGGCTTTTGGTGGATCCCGTCACGGTGTGCAGGAAGGTGTCGCCACCGCCCAGAACGCTCTGGGCATGAACAAGATGATCTCCGACCTCCTGCAGGGCGGTTACAACAGCGCTGTCAATTTGCTTGGCTCTGATGTCCAGACCGGGAATGCTGTTGCCCAGCAAAACCGCGCAAACGCTCTATCGGGCGCCAATGCCCTCACAGGTCTCGGGACGACGGCGCGCGGGGCTAATGCCGCCGACATCAATAATCTGCTCACCTACGGCAACCTCGGTCAGACAACCGAGCAAAATGCAATGGATAAGCTCTACAATCTTTGGCAGTTCCAGACGCAGTACCCGATGCAGGCTCAACAGGTTTACAACCAAACTGTTTCGTCAGCTCCGCATGACACCAGCTCCTCTGGAACGTCTAGCGGCAGCACCTCATCGATTGGTTGGGCGCCGCAGCAGCAATCATCCAGCAGCCCGCTTATGCAGGGTCTCGGTGGCCTGATGGGTCTCGGCAGCATGTTCGCATCGCCTGCCGGCGGTATGAGCGCAATGGGCGGAATTGCAAACGCTCTCGGAACTGGTGCTGGTTTGCTTGGGTTCTCCCCGTTCCCTGGCAGCTATAACTCAACCGGAGTGCGATAATGACGCCGCAAGAGATCGCTTATCTGCGAGCGAAATCGCAGGCTGCTGGCTATAACGCCGACGACATCTTGAAGGTGATGAACTACGAAAGCTCTGGCCGCCCAGGCGTCTGGGGCGGCAAGAACAACGACTATTTTGGCTTGATCCAGTTCGGGCCAAACGAGCGCAAGCAGTTCGGCGTAGATACCAAGAACCCGTCAGCTCAGAACCAGATCGACGCCGCAATGAAATT